TCTCTACAGTTACACCATCCAATCGAAGTTCACCGTCAGTAGTATTGAGACTGGCATTGAAAATAAACTTCAATTCGATTCGGTAATACGTCCCGGTTGCGATAGTCGCAGCTGAGTCTGATCCGATCTGTGTACCGCCCACGTTGTTGAAAAGCTGCAATTTCCCAGCGCTTGTAATTCTGGCGCTTATGCCAGACGTTCCAGAGAAACCGAGTACCGCTACCGTAGAAGCAGGAAGATTGGCAAATCTCATGTACGCACGAAGATAGATCGTGGCGCTGACCGTGCCATTGTCAAAGATCATATTGGCAGCGAGGTTTGAACCTGTGGAGTCACATTTCAAGCACCCAACTCCACCAGTCCTCTGATTTGTCGTGTCACGAGTAAGCGTTCCAGCGGTAGCCTTGCCTTTCGGATTTTCAGGCCCGATTACAGAGCTACCAGGAACCTCAACCTCATACCCGATCATCATTACTCGTGCCACTATTTAATTCCTCTCAAACAAGAAAAGCGGGCCACAGTCGCATGCAGCCCGCTTTTCCCCGTGGACGCCATTTGTCTTAGTTGTTGTACTGCTCGGTTGGCGTAACCTTAATTACATCGTTCGTGTTGATCGTGACGGCGGTAGTGTCATCGAAATTACAAGCCATGAAGCACTTATCCGATGCCGCGTTCGTGGTGTCAGAGATATGGAATCCGTTGACCGTTCCCCACACCGCCGTTGCCGTCGGGAATGTCACCTGACCAGCCACGACCTTGCGACCGCCCGTACCTGCCGCTGCGGAGCCCCACGAGGCTGCTGCAATGGCCTGACGGGCATAGGAGCCGCCAGACGGGTCGGTGTAATCGTTCATCACGCTTCCGCTCGTACCGACTGTGGAAGCCGTGAACGATGTAAATAGCCCGATGAACGACTGAGTGTAGTTGGTGCCGTTCTTTGGAAATACTGCAAGCACCATGTCCAGACCCTCATCTGGCCAAATTTCAGCGCCACCCATGACGGTTGGAATGAGTACACCGTCAACTTCAACAACCTTCCCGCAGTCGAGCCACGACATAAGCTCAGGGAAGGAGTACCTACGAAGCTCAGGTACAGCCCTAACTCTCGTCACTTCTTCCTCCTGGGATTTGAAATTGGGATCACAGTAGGAGATTTCGCACCATCGTTTTTACAGCGAGTGCAGAACCAACGATCCTTGTCTAGAAACAGAATCGTTTTCATTCCGCCGCACTCGGCACAGAGAGTGATGAGAACCTTGCTTTGATCGACAACGCTCTCAAGCTCCGCTGTTGGGTGTCCTTTAATTTCCTTGAATACTTGGACTGGCATCCTGTACCTCATCTGACGCGAGGAAGATTTTGTGTTCCTTGTCGAACACGAGCATCCCACCCCACGTTCCATTGATTCTCGCTGGCCACACTGAAAATTGCCCGTGGTGGCCAATGAACACTTCAGAGTCAGCGTAGATTTTAAATCCGGCCTCTCTGACCTTCCTACAGAATTCCAGGTCTTCGTTCTGATGCTCTCCTACAGTTGTGAACCAGGGATCACCAATTGCATCTAGGACATTCTTGCGAATGAGCATCCCTGCCGAACCCGCTGCATGGATTTCAAAAATGCCCTCGTCAGGCAAATCACCAGGATTGATTGGTTGATAGCTGTCATCCTCGTTCTGATGCGTGAAAACCACCAGCTGAAACGGGGGTGACCGCCTCCAACAAAGCGGCACAATTACATCTACCTGACGATCCAGCAATTGCATCAAAGCGTCATCGCTGAAAGAATGGTCATCGCCCATTACCCACAACCAATCACCATGCAATTCACGAACCATTGAATTGAGATTGTGGGTGACACTCAAACCCCTGGCAATTTGCAACTTGGTGTTAGGGGGCTTGAGCAGGCCAGCTATAGAATTGGTGAATTGGTGATACCGAGCAAATTCACCAGCTGGCACAGCAACAGTGCCGGGCGGGTGCAAGATCATGGCTTCTTTGTCCATTAGCTATACACCCGCCCTCTGATTTCCTTCAGTTGAACCAGAGTAGCCAGAAGGTCTTTTTCAATTCTGGTTTTGTCTGGCCCTGGACTCTCAGCAAAGTACGCGCTCGTAAGACGCTCCAATTTGCTTTGCGTCGTATGAAGCACGATTGGCACTGACATTCTCCGACCCGCCTCAGAGTAGTCGGTCATTTGACTTTCTTACCTGTCTCCGGGCTAATTTCAACACCCGGCTTGAAACAGGTAGGACACACACCGTCTTGCCATTCAGTTTCTCCTGTGACTACACCTTCATCGTCAAGGAGAGGCACGAGCCCGCCACCTGTGAACATTCCAAACTGCGGCGTGCCGTCAGGAGCCTCACGGTACGTAGCACAGTCCTTATTTTCACAGACGTACAGCCCGTCTTCGAGATACGTTCCGTGACTTGGCATGTAATTCCCCGCCTTACGGAAGTGTGATCTTCTGGACAGAGTTGGCGATATCGGCATACAGACCACGCCGAGCGCGCCCGACCTGCTGACCTTCGACCAGCCTTGAAATATCGGCAGGCCCAATGTCAATTCTCAGGTCGTGATGGACAAACTCCTTGAACCGCTGCTTTGGGTAGATGAAATAACACGTACCCTGAGTCACACCGGCATACGTGTACGTCTTGTTGCCGTTGGTGATCGTCGCGCCGTTGTAATAGATGATCGTGTCCACGGGCACACGCGGTAGCGGGTTGCCCTGCGAGTCAGGCACCGGGGTAAGCAGTGCATCCTCGATCTGGAACCGATCCGCCTCGTTCGCCAGAATTACAGTTGGCGTGCGCTGAAGCGCTGCAACAACAGCCGTCTTGTACGCGCTCTGGAATGTAATCAGCGTCTTCTGCTGAGCCGTGGTTCCAGTCGTATCAGCTGCCGTGGAGTTTCCACCTGCATACGAGAATGAAATAATCGGAGACAGGTGCAGGTGATTCAGGAGCATGTTGTAACTGCGCCCGAACGCCCTGTTGTTGAGTGTAATTTCCCACGTCTTGTCGAATTCGATCATGTCCTCAGTCCACTCGAACCCGGCTGCATACGTGGTGATGCTCGCGGTCGTCGGTGTTCCGGTAGCGAGCGTACCAAACGTGACTTCCCCGCCTTCAAACTTCTCAAGGAAGACCACATTGCCCTGAAGCGTGTACTCGTTGATCTGAATTACACCGCCAGGGAACGGCCCTGGGATGCGGTCGTACACCGGCCCGTACAGGAGCGGAATATCGGCCAGGCCGAAGTCCACGTCCACGCGCACCTTTTCAAGTAGAGCCATTTGGCCCTGTGAAGTGGTGAGCATTTCTGCGACAGGCTTCTTACAGTCGATGAATTCCAAATCGTTCTGGTGATCCTCGACCATGCGCCGCATTTCAGACGTGTTGTAAATACGAACCGTCTGTGCTTCCCCAACGCGCTCCACAGGGTCATACCTGTGATGGCGAAGTGGTACAAAATCCTCTTTCAAAAGACCCATCGTTTCCTCCTGTTATGGGCCAACATTAAGAACACGGGCACCAACGACGTTATTCGCGTCCTTGGCCTCTTCAATTGCAAGAATCGGTGAACCCGTGACCGTAGAAGTCAGGTCAGTGTCACCGCGCTTCGTACCTGCACCCGCAGTCCAGTACAGGTAAGCACCCTGCGCTGCTGCTACAGCTGCCGGAATTGAAAAATACCAAATCCGCTCGGACGAGACTTCCATCGCCATTGCACGAGTAGTATCAGCTGTATTGACCGTCTTCATTGCAATTCCATTCCAGCCGTTGATCCTGAAAAGCTCGCCAAAGTTGTACTGACCAGCTGGGACGACTGGAACATTGACTGCTTTGCCGTCGCTTTTAAGCTGTCCCATTACTTGTTCTCCTTTTCAATTCCGGCTGCGAAAGCGACCTTCTCAGACTTCTTGCCGGACGCCGGGTAACCGTCGTAATCGCCATAGGCGTCGTCCAGTTCCTCGACCGTCATTTCATTCAGTGCAGACTCTTCCTCA